CAACCAAAGCCGAGGCTATCATTGTGTCGACTATTTTACCGTTAATACTTAAACCTAATGCCCTGATCCAACAAACGTCATACATGGTGTTATGAAATATCTTTGTGGCTGGTGTATTTAATACTCCTTGAAACCATTTCAAGACCATTTTACGATCCATGTTCCCACCGCCTTCGTGGGCAATAGGATAATAGCCAGACCATCCATTCACAGCTACAGATATTCCAACAACTTCTCCTACACCAACTACTGAACCCGATCCCATTCTAATATTTAAATTAGGGTCTTTCGTCTCCAGGTCAATTGCTATTTCAGCATGTTTAGATAGGTCAGGAAATTCTTCAGGTGGTAGCCATTCTGTCTGTGGTCTGAAAAGTGGTTGTTGCATCATGAATAATCTCTATCAATTGCCATTTGACAATAATGAATTGCTTTTTCTAAATCTTTCTTCTGTCCTTTTTGTTTATGCCTGCATAAATATTTTATAGCATTGCCTTCAGCAAATGGTAAATTATTTTTATTTATAAATTCGGATGGCTGTATGACCATAGACTGATAATGATCGCCACCAACCTGTTTTTCATATACATCACTCATATTTTATATCCTTTATATTCTTGTTTTGGTGAGATAATATGCAAATGCTCCTTGGTCCTTGTTGCGCCAACATAGAACAATCTATTTTCATCATCTGCATTTCTTTCGTAAGCTTTCATTGTATTCTCGCTTAGATCTGTAAGTAGTACAACATTTTCTGATTCGCCACCTTTAGCTCCGTGTATAGTTGATAATTGAATTCTTGGTGATTCATTAAGTTTTTCACCATTCTTTCTCATTTTTTTTAAATAATGTATATCTCTTCCAGGTGCATTGTTAAATGCCTCGAACCATGAATCTTTAGTATTTAAACCATAATCTTTTGTAAGCTGGTCTATTCCATAGAAAGATCCTTTAGCCATTCCTTTTATTTTTTGTTTATCAAATTTTTCAATTGTCATGTAGGAAGATATTTTTATAAGTTGATCATAACTTAATAGTTGACCCTGTCTTAAATGTTCCCAGTCAACAGCCGCCAAATGTAAATTTTGTTCTTTAGTTTTTTTAAATCTATTTTTGTAGTACAAACCATTACGATACAAAACCTCTTCTAATTCATTCAGCATGTATCTTGTTCTAGCTAAAATAAGCCATTCCCCAGATGTCATATTTATTTGTTCAAATTCATCATAACGACTTAAAGATCCTTCATGTATTTTTGGATTCCAATTTTTATCAATTCTTTTTTTAATCTTATTTATAATACCCATAGCTAGACTATGAACTTTTGCAGGTATTCTAAATGATTGAGTTAATGGTAATATTTGACCTTCTTGTGCAATAAATGAATCTACATCTGCACCGGCCCATCTAAATATTGCTTGATCATCATCACCTGCAATGAAAGAGTCTTCTGTTTTATTCCATATAGATCTTGCCATATCCCATTGCATTAAAGATAAATCTTGTGCCTCATCAATAAATACAACATCAAACTTTGGAGATTTATCTGATTTTATAAAATTTAAAACCATGTCGTTAAAATCTATAAGGCCATATTCTTTTTTATATCTTTCTATTTCATTTGAAATAATTCGAACCTTATTTCTTTCTAAATCTTGATTGTGTTCATTTAAATCATATTGTTGTTCTGGTGTAATATTTCTAAGTTTAGCTAAATTAATAAGATGAAGATATCCACTATCAGATGTAAATATTCCTCCATGTTCATCTTCATACCTTGCATAATTTACTGGAAAACCTAGCTTTTTTCCAAGATCGACATAATGATTTTTCTGCATAACATTTTCTTTTTTAATACCTAGCTTTCTAAATGCTAATGAGTGTAATGTTCTAAAATAAGGTAGGTCATCTTCTGTCAGATTAAATTTTTTAATGGCTCTGTCTCTTGCTTCGTGTGCAGCTTTTTGAGTAAAAGCAAAATAACCAATTTTATCTGGATCTGTTTTTTTTAAATAACCGTCTACCTTATTTAAAAGAGTCCAAGTTTTTCCTGTTCCTGGTGGACCTAATACTATTGTTTTCATTAGTATGGTGCCTCTTCTTTTAATACTTTTTGATTATATGTATCTTTTTTCTTATCAAATTCTTTCACCACAAAGACTGATAATTTTTCTTTACCTAATCTTTTATCTTCGCAACCACATTTTTCTTTTAACATTTGTCCTGTTCTTTGATAACCAACATCCCATCTACGTCTCATTAAAAATTGATGATAAAATCTGTCAAATACAAAATGGTGGTAACCCTCTGAAGTCCAAATTCCACCTTTTTTAAGATCATTTTTATCTGTGGATACTTGTCTATTTAAACAAAATTCTTCTAAATGATTTTGTAATTGATCTTCAGTTTTCATTCCTTGTGCAGGTTTTGTAACTTCGGCATTATTTAATAATTGATTTGTAATTATTATCCAATCTTTTTCTTTTAAAGTAGGCGGTCTAAATTTTAGTTGGACCATGCATGCTTCTTGAAATAAACTTTGCTGTCGTAGATATTTAACGTTTTCTAAGTATAGCCTTTCTCCATCTACATTAAGATAATAATATGGATCTTCTAAATCTATAACTTGTAAATCCGTTAGACCTGGAAACATTATATCCTGTCCTATTCCAAATTTTCTTGTTCGGCATAATGTTTTATCACACATACTGCACATTGGTTCATCTTTACATTTATATCCCCAATCTTTTTTTTCATGTTGATTAGTAATTATTGAAACTTCTGAATCAGATAATGGTTTTTCCATTGCCTGAATATTAAACATTGTAATTCTACTCTTCCATTCACTTTGCCATTTCTTTTTTGCATAAACACCATAATGAAAAAGAGTATTGTTTCTGCCTCCTTCTCCAATTTTATTTTGTGCTAACACTTCTATGCACGGAGGCCCGTCAGAAAATTCTGATTCGGGCCTCTGTACTTTTATGAAACCAATATCTAGTTGTTTTACGTTATTATAAATCTCATAAAATTCTTCTAAACTTGCTGCTGTGCCATCGTCCTTGAATGCATATCTTGTTGTACCATCACCATTAAAATATGGTAAGTTCAAGAAATTTCCTGTATCGTCTTTTGATTTTAATTCTGTCTGTTTTGGAAATACTTCAGATCCACCATAACCTAACACAGCTTTTATCTGCGTAAGTTTATCCCTCATTGTTTTTGCTTCTATATAATCTGATACAAATAAAAATACATGAGCACCACCTGATTTAGATCTGAATACTACTAGTGGTAATTTTAATAATTTTATTTTTTGAATTAATTTTTTATGATCAAAACCTGCATATGTATCTATATCTATGCAACCCCATTTACATTTATTATCATCATTGATTGGAATAATACCTAAACTATTTATACCTTGTAGATGTTCTTTCCAATGATTCTCTGTGACTTGCTCCCTTTTTACAAAAGATTGCCCTTTTACTTTTTCTCCAGTACCATTGGATTGGCTAATCTTAGTGTACCCGTGAGCACGTTCTAATCCTGTAAATATTTCTTTAAACTTATTCATAATTTTTTAATGGGCGGATCCACTCTCGCTTCCCCGCCCATCTCCTTGGACTAGTACGGTGTACTAGAATTAATTTCTTCAGTTCCATGTTTAACTTTCACTAAACCTTTGCTATTTTTTTCAGCAAAGCTTTTAGCAATTTCATAAACACCTTTATCAGAAACGGGACCAACCTTAGACACATCCCATCCAAACCATGTTCCTTTGTCATTAGACATTTGAACAGTTTTTAGATTATAAATGTGGCTATATGTTGGCGGAGTGAATAAGCCATTTTTTCCTTGTAGCTTAAGACCCATCATCATTGAGTTCCATTTTCTACTCACTTTTAATTGAGTAGCTTTCATAGATATCAACGCTGTTGATGGACTTTTACCCATAAGAATCACAAAGTGATTTGCAGTATTTTCCAGATAATTACCATTTGGTAATCTATCCTTCCAAGACTTATCGCGAGTAGTTGTACTCACAATATCACTATCTGCCTTATGAATTGCTATAGGAGCATTTCCAGTTTGACCTCTGTCTTGCCATTCGACATACTGTCTTTCATAATGGACGGGTATAATATTTATACCTTTAGCTCCATCATAAAGATCTCTAGTCACACTGTTAGCAATCATTCCAGGTTCTGCTCCGCTAATAAACTTGGCATGTTGTTTATTAACTTCTGGAGATAATTGCCCTAAGACTTTCAGAAATGGTAACGCAAGATCTTCCTGCGTAATATTCTGAGAGCCAGCACCTGCATCATCTTCGAATATGTTCGTAGACAATGCACCTGCATTTTCTTTTTTAGCTATGTTTGTTTCTTGGTTCATAGTTATTGTTTCCTTTTTATTGTTGTTTTATTCTCGGTGAAAACACCGAAAATTTCCGTTGGCATGTCTTTACCTGCCTCAATACGCTCACGGACTAACGCTTTAAGAGTCATGGGCTCAACCTTCAACTTTTGTGTTGGTTGATACCCACGCTCTTGTGCAAGAGCAGCATAATCAGCTGCCTTGTTATCTTCGTTACGACCAAAAGACACGGATATCTCGTTTTTGATTATATCTCCTAGTCCATTGTTACGAAGCCAGTTAAACGCCGCTTCTTTATTTGCTTCCGTTATGGTTGCTCTGTACGACGTTGAAACTTTTAAATGAGAACCATCTTGCAGTTTTAATTCTGCTAGTCCCATTTCTGCCATCATGGTTGGAATAACTTCTCCAGACAAATGGTCTTGTTTCTTTTTTAAACTCTTTATATATTCTTCTTGGTTCTCTATGTCTTTCCTTAGTTCTTCTAGATTTTCAACCTGATCTGCAAGTGACTGAATATTTTCAGTTCTACTCATTATTTTTTGTTGGTCTTGTTCAAAATCAATCATATTTTTTTCCTTTCTTTTTTGTATTTATAATATAAATTTCATATAAACATTTTTTAAATAAATGTCAAGCATAAAATAGGAAGATTTATTCATCTACTCCTCCTTTTTCATGTAAGTTAATTTCAATAGGATAATATCTTTTCTCTTGTCTATCCCACTTTAAGAGATTGTATCTGCCATTTGTTACATCTGATACCAAACTGCAGACAACACCTATTATAGCAGGATCTCCTGTTAATAACAAGTGATCTGT